TGTCCGAAACTTCTACAGGATTAGTAACATCAGGCGTGATTACTGGTTCTGGCGTGATTACTGGATCAGGAATAGGAGTTTCAGAAGGCTCTGGAGAAGCAATAGGCGCTGGAGGCTCTATAAGCGATTCTGACGGACTTGGAGTAGGAGTTGGCTCTGGAGTTAGCGTTGGTTCTAAAGTCGGCTCTGGAGACGGCGTAGGACTTGAAATTTCAGTAGGGGTAGGAAAAATCGTTGGCTCAGGCGTTGGTTCTGGTGTTTGAGTTGCAGATGGTTCTGGAGTTGGTTCTGGGGTAGGTGTTGGTTCTGGGGTAGATGTTTCAGATGGTATTACTGGTGGCTCTGTGAAAGATGATGGAGTTGGGGCAGGTGTTACTTCAACAGGAACTCCACCATCACCTACATCAAAAGCGCCTTCGATAGTTACTACTGGTTCTCCAGCTACATAGCGGATACCACGCCGTAAGTTTTCCGGCAACCAACCGAAGGTAGTCACTTCGCCATGCCATGTACCCGATGGGTATTTGTTAATAACTAATCGAATCTGAGTTAGATCTCCAGTTGATTGCGGATACGGACGAAGACTCCATTCAACGCACAAGGTATTTTCGGTTGACCCGAAAGATACATAAGCGCCTTCACCGAAAGTTACCCAGTCGTATCCTGCAACTGAAACGCTAGGAGTATTTGGGTAAGACGAGAAATTGGGATCAGGTTGACCAAAAGTAAGTGTGCCGTTACTGGTGATAAATACATTTTCGTATTCAGTTAAACCCAACTTAAGAGTGAATGGAAGATTTGCAGGATAAGCGTTGTCGTCGTGTCCGGTATAGGTGTAAGTGTTGCAGACAACATTTGCGCTAGCTGGGGAAGTGATGGCGAAAATTCCCACCATCAGGGCAACCATACTAAGCCGAAAGAAACGGCTCAAGGTTACGCCTCTATGATCGCTTTAGGATCTAGACCAGCACCCTTTTTCCAACCTGGACCAGCCTGTAATTCCATGTGCAAGTGTGGACCTGTGACATTTCCGTCTGCTCCAACTTTTCCGATAACATCTCCAACTGCAAGAGCTTGGCCGACCTTAACGCTGTTGGATGATAGGTGAGCAAAAAGAAGATGGCCACCGGCAACTTTCATAAGTACTGAGTGCTGACCAAATGCAGCACCCCAGCATTGACCAACTTTAACTACCTTGCCAGCAACAGGAGCAACAACTACTGCGCCAACTGGTGCAGCGTAGTCCACGCCTTCATGCTTTCCGCTGGACCATCGAGCGCCCTTAACTCCAAAGGGTGTCGTGACCTTGTACTTCTTGTCCTGCATAGGAGAAGCCATTATTTCTTGTCCTTCTTCTTTGCAATCTCAGTGAATACTGCTTGGATTTCTGCATCGTCTAACTTGCCATCCTTGATGAATCCAAGGGCAAGTGCAGCGGAAACTGTAAGTACAGCAGTACCGGCAGCTAGAAGCGCTGCCTTTAGTGGCTCGATTCCGGCAAAAGATCCAACGGCTACAACGCCACCGATCTCAACAACGACAAGGGCAAACATTAGTTTGGCGATCTTAATAACTTTAGGAGGCATGGTTTAATTTTACCACGCAAATAAAAAAGCCCCAGTTGCCAGCTTCCCCTCTGGCTTCTGAGGCTTTCTATGGTACTGACCCTATAGGTGTACTGAATCATTTGCAAGCGCTGTGTACGCCGCCGCATCAATCCAAGAATCTTCATGCGATGGGTCGATACTTGCTCTTACTAATTTCAGTGCAGCCATCATAGCTTGTACCTGAAATGGCGGTATGGGTTCTCCAATCCCGATTATGGATGCCCATGCCATTCCTATACGACGCGCAGTTTCAGTTGCATCGCCGTAAGTATCTTGTCTTGCTCCATGAATAAGTTCATTCGCTGTGCATAAAGTTTCATCAGCTCTTTCGTACATCAAATCTCCTATAAAACTTCCATGTCAGACCAGAAGCGCTTGTCGTGTTGTCCGACTAGCATAGTCAAAGTTCCAGGAGTTGACCATACACCAGCCATGTCGAGATACCACTTAGAGCCACCATCTAAAGACGGGCATTGCCAGCGCCACCAAGGTCCCATGTCTTCACCCTTAACGTGATGCTTGTGCGCTGTAAACCATAGGCGTGGTTCTACTCCGTAGTCCCGCAACAAACGAATTGACTGCCCACGCAACCAGTCCACCTCTCTGCCTTTAATTGTGTGACCATGAGTAAAAGCGCAAGGCACACCAGAAATGTCGTACTGCATTGACATTTCATCGTGAGGAATAACCCAGCGATCTACATGGTCAGTACCGGCAAAGATACGCTCCAAAGTATTGGCTAAGAATCCATCAGCGCTATCGGAGTCAGATGTTACTTGCTTACCACCACGACGCATCCATTCACCATGATTAGAAAGCACCGATAGGAATGTCGTGCGATCTGTTAATGGGGATAATGTCTTGATGCCGGTAGTCCACAAGTCCAGCGCTAGAAGTAGTTGTTCGCGCTGGGTAAGTTCTACTGTAAATAGCTGCGAAGAATAGTTTCCATCGCAACCCTCAGTTGGATCACCCATGTTAGAGATAACTAATCCCTCGATGTTGCGACCCATCTTCTTAAGTTCTTTGATGCGCTTCTCAGTCTTTTCGAAAGACTCATACACGCGATCTACAGTATCTACGACACCGCTTTTACCAAGCTGCCAGTCTGCCCAATGCACCACGAATGACGAAGGTTCTCCGAGACCAGTTCCTAGTGTCTTCCTGATTGGCTTCCAGCGCTCCACAGAAGCCCGTAGAGCATCGAACTCGTCCTTGGTGATGTTGGCTTCAGTGCGCCTCTTAAAGACTGCCTTGTAGCTGTACATCCATACCGTGTCGCGGTCACCATTTTCTAGGCGCTTGGATTGTTGCCACTTGGACATGCGTACTTTGTCGCCTTCAACCTCAAATACGTCAGGATCTAGACCAAAGGATTTTAGGATTGGTGACCAATCTTCACCGATAGGTTCGGTTAGTGGTCCGGTAGTAAACTCACCGCCATCTAGTCCGATCTCAGCACGTGGTTTTTCTTGCTTCTCTAGGTCAAGGTTATTTAACTTATCTTCAAGGCTCATGGTTTATCCAGGTGATTTTGGCGGTGACGATACACCGAGTTGTGGGAAATGTCGTATCCTTCGCTTTTAAGGATATCTGCAATTTGTCTATCTGTGATGCGCTGTAGTTCAGTAACAGGAACGGCCATAGCGCTTGTGATTGCTTGTTTATCTTCTTCGTTTAGTTGCGTAAGAATTGAACACATAGCGCAACCTTTACCAGACCTACTAGGTATAGCGCTGGCTAACTTATCTGTAATTGACATTCATCATCTCCATATCAGGAATGTTGTTTAACACCCTAATACAGAAAGCGCTATTTACGCAGTAATGAAATAACTAAATCTAGCTGCGCGTCGGTGTGGTCTTGGCGCTGTTCTAATTTATCCAGTTTCCGCGCCACATCTGGGAGACTGAGGCCGCCATTACTAAGTGGGTGAATTGGGCGTGTTGCATCTTGAATTTCGCGTCGTAATGGGTTGAAAATAAAGAATCTCCCTAGTCCAGCGAGAGCAGTTACAAGTAAAAGTATAAACCCGATTACTTGAGAAGCCTGCCCAGCTAGATTAAAGAGAGTCATTTGAATTTCTTATGCGTAGTATTCAACGATGACAATGCCCTGAGCACCAGCACCACCAGTGCGTGCAGTTTGGCTTTCAGAGTTGACACCAGCCATACCACCACCACCGTAAAGGAATCCAGTAGTGCCATTAGCACCACTAGTACTTACACTCGCACCATATACGTTTGAAAGCACTGAATCACCTGGTTGACTTTGAAGGGCATAACCAGTGCCAAGTCCAGTTAGAAAAGCACGACTTGACTGTCCACCACTTACATTAATATCTCCACCAGATGCCGAACCACCAGCAGCAGTATTGCCAAGTCCACCACTAGCAGCACCACCAAGACCACCAGCACCACCGTTAGCAATAACGGTTTCTGTACCAGCAATAGTAAATGAAGATGTTCCACCAGTTCCACCAGCATTGTTTCCAGAAGCACCAGCAGTGCCACCAGCACCTACCTTAATCGTTTCAGAAGCACTTAAAGAAGATACAAGAATAAACTTCTCGGCATATCCTCCTCCACCTCCAGAGGAACCTAAAGCATTTTGACTAGCACCAGTAACTGCAGCACCACCACCGCCACCGCCAGCACCTTGACACTTAACGCGAAGTGCGCGAGCGCCTGGGAATTCTGTAGCAATAGTGTAAGTAGTAGAACCAGTAGTGGTGTATGTCTTCACACCAATTAGACGGTAACCACTTGTTAGGTTGCTTGTTACACCATCAAGATAGCCAATTTCAGTAGAACTTACATTCCCTATAGAGGTTGTGGATGGAAGAACAACAGTTCCAGTAAATTGTGGATTAGCCAATGGCGCTTTTAATCCAAGATCAGTTGTTAGACCAGAAATCTTAGACTGGTCAATGTTAGCGCTAGCGTTAATGTCAGCGTTAACAATAGTGTCATTAACAATGTTTGCGCTAGTTACAACAGCGCCAGTAATAGTCCCAGAAATAGTTGGGCTAGAAATAGTTGGGCTTGTTAAAGTCTTTAAGGTGAGGGTTTGCTCTTTGGTTGTACCAACCACAACGCCATCTCCAGATCCAAGACCATGTACGGCTTTTGAGAATGAAGCGTATCCGGTTGATTCGATGTGAGCGTTAGCTTCGTCTGCATCTTGCGCTGACCATGACGGCCATACGGATGCACCTTGGGCGTGATTCTTTTCTCCAGTACCATCTTTACCGCGACCACTGGTGGCTACGGTTATCGTTGTGCCTGTGCGAGCAGAACATAAAACTCGTTCTTCTTGCGCTGTGCCAGCATCAATAGTGACAAAGAAGTCATAGTCAGTACTGGTTGGCCAGTTGGTAGCAGCTTGTACTACGAAAGTAGCATCACCAGTATTAAAAGGACTAGCAAGTGTAGTCGGTAACCCAGCAGTATACTCACGACGAGCCATTTAGAACCTCACAGAATCTCTCGAAGGACGGCAACAAAAGTTCCCTGCCAACCACTTATGTTTGAGCGTTTTTCAGGAAGCCATTGATAATCGTCCATTACAACTGTATACGAAACTTCGCCTTCTTGGTAGGTGAAAGGCAGTTGGCGCTTGTGTAAGTTACTCAAAAATTCAAAGTCTGCGCTAGGATTGCCAGCCCAATCACGATCTGCCACATTGATAGAATCAAAAAGCATAACTGGAACGGTAAATTTACTGACTCGTTTAGGCGATGGATACGAGCGAAGCATAAATCCAGTACATGTAACATCTGAAGTCACTAAGGTTGCAGGGGTAATGTCTCCAAAAGTAACCCTAACTTCAAAGTTTCTTGCCTGTTTTCCTATAAAAAACTCACCAGTGTAGACATAGTAATCTGAATCCTGAGAACCGGCAGCCTTAAATTCTCCTGAATCTGAAGCGCAAGAAAGTTTAATAACGGTATTTGCAGCCAATGGTTCCATGCGAGCATCCAAGAAAGCTGCGTACTTACTATCAATAATTCCATGAGAGATAAGACCGGTATCAAGTGTCGCCTCTGGAACTTTGGCAGTAGTTTCAGTAAAGATACCTTTTGACTTAACAGCAAATACGCGCTTGTTGTTGTAGGTAACTACTGACTTAACATCACCTAGAATTGGATCTGCAGCTACAGGGGAACTGGTCGCAGTTTTAAGAGCTGGCTTTCCTGCCATTAAGTCTGAAGCGTAAGCAGGAGTTAAGGTATTTGTAAATTCAGATAAATCCATGCGACCAAGACCGCTAGACACAGAGTCGTAATTACCCCAGCCAAACCACACAAAGCGATCTTGACCTTCGGATGCGTAAACAGGTTGACCAGTTTCGATTAGTCCACCAATGATTATGTATCCACTAGCATCAGTGCTAGCAAAGCGAACGCCTTTATTGGTCCCAATAATTAAGTAACCAAGGTAGCCATCAAGATAAAGTACAAGTTCTCCATCTGGAAGTTCTCCAGCAACTACTCCAGCGCTAAGGGCAGTACCTTCAGCACTTAAAGTTACTTTGTAAATTACTGACTTATCTCCGTTGTAACCACCAAAATAGTGGCTTCCACCAACACCAGCAGAAGAAGTCCAGGTAAAACCAAGGGTACTTCTGTCAATAACAGTAGTTACAGTTCCAGCGCCAGAAATGGTATGAACTTTTCCATCGCTAGTTGAAGCAAATAACTTTCCTTTATTGAACCAAATTCCAGTCCAAGTTCCAGCAGGTGGATTGGCAAATGTAATTGCAGCCGTAGAAGAAGTATCTGTTTTCCAAATAGCACCTGTATGCGCTATCCAGACATTCTTTCCATCAGAAGCAATTCCAGCAGGATCATTGGCAGGAGTTCCAGTGACAGTAGTCCAAGACCAAGTACCAGTGGTGTCTGTCGTAAAATAAGTGACGTTTCCATTAAATGCGTACAGGCGTGTACCGGCAGCAACTAAGCCAATGTTTGCATTTGGCGTAGTAGGGTTCTGGGAAGTTACATCGTTAAGAGCTTTAAGTTGTCCCTTGTCCCAGACATTCATTCCCTTGGAAGTACGGAAACGGTAAGGGTTGGAAGTTTCGCGGTCTGCATGAGTTTGTCCAGCACCGGCATGCCAAGAGTCAAAAGATCTGCGCCAGAAGATTTCAGGAGATACCGAAGACTCACCAGCAGTTCTAGCGCTGTCAGCTTGGGTGCGGAGTAAGGCTATTGAATCACGACGGTAGAAGTTTCCACCACTAGGGTTATTAAGATCAAGATTGTAGGGATTACCATCAATGGAAACTGGGAAGATAGATGGAACTAATTCACTAACGGAAGTTGCAGAAGTATTAAGCGCAGCGCCGAAGTAAGCACCAAGGCTAAGACCGTAATTAGCGTTAACCATTACGCATCCTTAATGATCGGGTAGAAACCGTCTAACCTTTGCTTCTCAGCAGTAATGCGCTGTTGACGCAATGCGACTAAAGCTCTTACTGAACTTGATGAAGTACCGGCAGTAACTTCAGTTGCACGACGAGAATCGCCTTGAGACTCTACGAAAGAACGCTTAATCTCTCGGCCAGCCATTAGAGAAATAGCAGCGCCGATTGGAGGAAGATCCCAAGCGCTAGCAGGTAAACCAGTTGAAGCCTTAGTGGAGTAAAGGTTAGATAGTTGGTTAAAACCTTTTCTATAGGTGAGATGTATTCGCCTACCAGTAGTACCAGCCCATTGGTCATAAAGAAATAACGCCATTCCAGAATCAAATCCAGCATTACCAGTAGGAGCATCTTTCATAATTCGGTATTTATGACTTGGAATACGACTCCATTGTTTGTAACTTCCTGGATTCTCTAGACGAAGTTCAATAGGTGAAATCATGTTGGGAGCCAATGAAAGGTCATAACCAATTAAAGCGGCATTGTATACAAGTTCAGTTACACCTACTTGGAATAGACCAGTGGCAGGGGAAGATAAATCGTTAATGTCTTCATTGACAGCGCGCAAGATTTGAGCATCTGTAAAGCGCGGAGCCACGCGAACAATAGTTCCTGCTGGCCAATCCTGATCTGTAGTGCCGTCCCATCCACCTTGGACTGTAGCCGTCTTAATGGTTGTGCTTGCTTCCCAGACATAGAAAGTGGAAGTTCCTACGCTGATTACAGTTCCTTGGCGAATACCGGCAATGTCAAAATCAAATGCCATAGATCCAGATCCAGCGGTATATGGAGTAGCCAGACGGTTTAATTGCTCTTGGTGGCCAGACATGAGCCGGAATCGAGTTCCCTCAATCCAGTCTTGTGCGTTGGTCATGCTTTAGCCTCCTGAGCTTTTGGTGCAACAACAGGTTCTAAAACTGATTTTCCTGTTAAGTCCTCTACAAAGTTTACCGCTTCTTGGACTTGTTTGCCTTTACCTCTGTATGCAGTACCGCTCTCGACCTCAAAACGGGTCGTAGCGTCCCGTTCTAGGGCTGCAGCACCATCAATACTCTTTGGTTGGTAACCCTGGTCTCTGAGGCGCTTATAGGCTGGCATGTCTTTATCCCAGCGCTTCTCTCTAGCCTCTACCTCTTGGAACTTAGGGTTACTGTTAACAGCGCCAGCATTAAGTTGGACTGAGGAAACCTTGCACATGAAACACCCTGGAACAAAGTCTGGATGCACTTGTATTTGATGAATCGTCATGTACCAACCGTATAGCCTGCAGCTTCCAAAATGGCAGCTTCCGAAGCGGTTATGTCATAGACATGTCCACCAAGGTAAATGGTTACAGCATTTCCTGGATCGTAACTCTCAACTACAGTTCCATCGGCTTTTACATAGAGGTTTTTACCCTTAGGAGTTCCTCGAAAATACTTAAATGGGGATGCTGTTTTATTGAAATAAAGAGTTGGGGAGTTGTAAGATCCTACAGGTGGCTCAAACGTAGGCATTACTTCTTCTTTGCCTTAATTGTCTTGGTTGTCTTGGTTGCCTTAGCTGCGCTTTTTCTTTTTGTGCTTGTTTCGTAAGGATTCTTGTACCGTCTTCTAGCCCCTTCTTCTTGGCTAAGATTTAACGATCCACCAGCTCGTTGATTTTGTCGGTCTTGAATAGCGCTAGAAAGTCCCATGTCTGTTCCAAGTTGCTTATCTTTAGCTGCCTGCTTGAGATAGTCGCTAATGTCTTGTGCAGAAACTTTTGGATTGTACCCGTATGTATCCTTAATTCTACCGCCCTCCAACTGGTTTTGGTCACCAACTTGCTTGGTTGTATTGCTGCCACGTGACTTGGTTACTTTAGCCTGTGGTTTTGCTACTGCTTTGGTAACAATCTTTTTTGCTGTTGGCTTCTTGGCACCAGTGGTTTTTTTAATAGCCATGTTATTTCTTCTTTCTGGCCGCAGCCATGTTGTCAATTAGATTTGGGTACGGGCGACCAGCAGCTTTAGCGCGCGCCTTGGCACTGGACTTCTGTTTTGGCGTTAGCGCCTTAGACTTCTTTTTAGGATTTGGTTTATCCCATACTTGCTTCTTCACCATTTCTCCTTATTAGCATAGGTTTTTAATCTTGATAAAACTAGGTCGATGTTGTCCCCAAGTTTTCCAAGAGATGTGTTGCATTGCCTACAAAGAGCGCCCCTATACTTTCCAGTTTGGTGGCAATGATCTAAAACTTTATCGTTGTTAAATTCGTTACCGCAAATACCGCATTGAATTTCCGCATTGTAATCTTCAATGTTTTTTTCGGTAAGACTTGCTCCTCTTGCTTTCCAGTTATGTTTTTTAGCAACCCCAGAAGCCCATCTTTTTTTACCGTATTCTGTTTTAACATTGTTAACATTTTTATGAAAACAATCACCGCAGTATCCACTTTTAGATTTCTTTTTGAAAGCGCTATTACATCCAATACAGTTCATAATTACCACTTTACTCGATTGCTCCAGTAAGCGGCTGACATTTTACCCTTTTGGATATTAGTTTGGTGGCGAGCCTTGAACGACTTTTGACGCGCTGTTGGCTTCTTGTCGCCAGTAACGCCTTGCTGACCAAAACGAATTAACTTCACCTTGTCACCCTCTTTAGCCACAACGACATGTGACTTCTTAGGGTGACTCGGCGTACGCTTTGGCTTGTTGTAGCCAGAAACACCGGCACGTTCTAAACGCGGATCTTTCTTGGCTACCACAATTACATTCCTTTTTTCTTGCCCATTGGCTTCTTAGCAACAGATTTCTTTGCTGTTTTCTTGCCGTATTCTTTCATGCGCGCTGACATTGGTTCTGTCTTTTCGTGCTTCATCTTTGCTTTGTTTGAAGCATACTTTTCGCCTTTAACAGACATTACTTTTCTTTCTTAACGCCGCTAACGCGCTTAAGACGAGAATTAGCCTTAACCGCTTTCTTGCTTGCCTTACGAGCGCTAGCAGCCAAGATAGCGCCAGCGCGTTCCATTCCAATTCCTTGCTTACCAGCAATCTTTTTCTGAACAGCCTTAAAGCCAGGATGAGCCTTTTTGCTAGCCATTACTTGCCTTTCTTCATAGGTTTTTTAGAAGTTTTTTTCTTAGCCTTACCAGCCTCAGAGAGAGCAATAGCAATAGCCTGCTTGCGTGACTTAACAACTTTGCCACCCTTACCCGAGTGGAGCGTTCCAGTCTTGTACTCATGTAGAACCTTTTGGACTTTAGTTTTCTTCATTTAATCTCCATAGATAAGAGTGTGGGGGGAGAGTCGAAACCCTCCCCCCGTTCTCAATTAGGAAGCGTTAGCTCCGATTGAGGATGCAGATTCGATACGACGAAGTGCAGCTTCGCGGAATACCTTGTAACCTACAAGATGCTTCCAGCCCATGCCTTCGAAACGACGAAGTGCGTCAGTTACAGGAACATCAACCATTGCTGGGTTGGCTGAGTAGCCACCAGAAGTTGAGTATGCCTTAGCAAGAGCCTGACGACCCATGATAAGTGTTCCATAAACGTCGATAGTTCCGGTTGCGTTTAGACCGTTACCAGCGTTGGCGAACAATGGTGCGCGTGGTGATTCCATGAACTGAACGCCCTGGAAGTTACCAATTACACCGTTGAAGATGCCTGATGGATCTGAGTAAACGTGTGGATCGGACCAGTTGGTTCCACCTGTAGCGCCTCGGAAGTCGTAGCTTACGTCTGGGTGGATGATTCCCTTGTAGGAACCGTTGTATGTTGCAACATTAGCGGAACGAAGTTCTGCAACAGCGCGACGTACATCGTTACCTGTTAGGTTGTCGTCTACGTCGATGTCGTTACGGTCTCCATCAGCACCTGAGTAGCGAACGTTAGTACCAGCCTGAGCAGCGTTGCGAGCAATGCTGTCGATTGAGATACCAGCGTTGAAGCCAAGTACATTTGCAACGATTGGGTTTACAGCCATGAAAGCTGTAGCGCGCAACTTGGCAGAAGTCTGAACGGCGTTGCCGTATTCAGCCAAAGTTACAGTTACCTGTGAATCATCGATTGTTACTGGAGTAACGTCGGTGGTTTCAGTTAGAGCAGAGGTAGCAGCAGCAAGTTCATTGAAGATTGTGAACTTAACATCTACACCTGGGGATGTTAGATCGGTTGTGCCAACTTCACATACGCTGTCGAAGAATAGTTCTGGGCGTAGTGAGAAGTAAGCCAACTTCTCGTAACCAGCAATGACAAGGTCAAGACTGCTGGTATTGGTAGCGGTAATAGCCATGATTTAGTCCTTTCGAGACTGTAGTTAGACTAAGGCTTTCCACTGACCAGGTTGCTCGTTATCAATCGTTATACCGTTCTTCTTAAGAAGTTCGATAATCTGATCTGGCGTTTCGGCGTTATTAAGCGCTGTTAACGGATCATCCATTGGGGTAGAAGCAGGTACAGCGCCAGCGCGTGATACGCGGTCTATTGCATCTAGTTCTTCCGCAGGAATAGCGTTCATTGCTTGAATAACTCCATATTCTTCGGCAGCCTTCTTGACCGCATCCAGTGTTGACTCGCCATCGTATGCTTTCGCAAACAGCTTGCCTTGTGGTGTTTCTAGGTCGATTCCAGCCTTAAGCATTGCTAGTTCGCGTCGTGCTGCTTCGGCTTCAGCCTTGGCAGAGTCGGCACCCTTAGCGCGCTTCTCTAGGTCTCTAACCCATTTACGGTCATTGCGCTCCTCAGAACTTTCAGCCTGAGCATCTTGTTCGTCAGAAAAGTCTTCGTCTGTGTAGTTTTCGGTTGTCATTTGTATCCAATTCCATTTCGCGCAATAGCGGATGACTATTACGGTGGGGCCAATAATTTCAGTTTGCAGCTGGGCTGCGTGGACGACACCAACCGGCCAGTTGGGGCTAAACCACCTACACACATCCGAAGGTCTAACTAAGCGGTGTGGTCGCTACCGTACGTCTCTACGGACCTTCAATAAAAGCCTAGCACAAAGATAAGGGGACACAAGCGCTCGGATGCCTGTGTCCCCATTTATCAACGAAGGAGATGATTAGTCAATTATGGATTAGAGATTGGCCCTCTGCAAGCCAACCACGCCCTTCTGGGTCTCTGCCATGCCGGACGCAGCTTGGTATTCTGCTAGGCGCTTTTCACGCTCTTTAGCCAGTTTTGCTTGAGCTTCAACATTGCCGGAAGCAGCTGTTAAAACTTCCTCTGCTCCAACTGTGGATGCTTCTCCAGATACTGATCCTTGAGCTAATCCAGCAGTAAGCGCCGTCTGCTGGAACAAAGTGTCGGAAGAAATAACATCTGTAGATCCTGGAGCTAATTGACCTGCTAAACGTTCCGCATCAGCCGTTGAGAAACTTAATCCACCTCTTTGCGCTGCCGCTGCCACAGTAGCAACATTGGCTGCTGCTATAGGCTTTAGCGCCGTTTTAGCAACTTCTGGATCTAAGAAATAGGCAGTTAAGTTGTTTTCATTAACTCCATACAAAGACTTCAACTGAGCTTTAATTTCAGGATTGGCTGATGATGTAGCCTGTTGCGCTGCTGATGCTCTAGCTGCAACTTCTTTAGGACTAATGTTGTTGGCAATCAAGTTAACATAACTTTCAGGCTTATCATAAAATCCTGGAAGGGTATAGTCAGAAAGAACAGACCTATAATCCTCCTCTGCTTTAACATAATCTGCCTCAGATAAAAGTCCATAGCGCGGTTGACGGCCAGCATCTACATCTTCTTTAATTTTCTTGGCACGTTCTATGTTTCCTGCAAAACGCCTTCCGTACTCTGGGGTTTTTCTAAGTTCTGACATCACCAGACTTGTAGCAACCTCATTGTCTGTTGTGTACTTAGCAATTAAGTTACGAATAGTTTCGGCAAGTCCCTGTATGCCGTAACTTGCGAAACGTTCTTGAATCAACTCAAGAGCGTTTTTTTGAACTGTAGTTTCAGCCATTTTATTCAAATCCCATCTGGCGCAGAATGTTATCTGCAGCGCTCATTAATGATTCTTTAGCATTTCTAGTGTCAAGCCATTCTGGTTTTTCTCTTAACATTCTGGCATGTTCGTCAGCAGTAGGAAGTGCGTAGTTGCCATCCTTGTCTTTGTATGTAAGGGCTTGCTTAACATAGGGATTAAATACATCAACTTCTGTAATTCCCTTTTCAAGAATCTTAGTAGTGTTGGCAATGTAAGCATCAGCAATTTTACGCGGTGACAATCCGGCATCAATCTTTTCTGATAGATGTGGGAATATTATTTTTGCTTGTTCTTTGAATAGTTGCTCTACGCCACCCTGATCTGTTTTACCTTGGATAACATCCCGAACTGTATCAAAAGCTAGCGCCGGACTTAACTTAATTCCATAATCTTCAGAGAAAGCAGTAATCATGTCCTGCGCTGAACCAGAAGCACCTAGCAAGTCTCCCTTGCTTGGAATCTTTGCAGACATAAAGCCAAGAGTCCAGTCTTTCTCATTAAATCCACCAGTTGTAGTTTGAGATGTACCTGTTGCTACCTGAATTGTGGGAGCAGCTTTAGCGGCACTTAGTAAACTATTAGTAAATTCAGTAATTTCTTGCGCAGTAGCGCTTCTACCTAAAATTGCACGATAAGCATCTGTGGCTTTTTTTCTGGCTTCTTCTTTGGTAAAGCTGGTGTATTGCTTGTAAGTAGAAGTTCCTCCACCATTTCCAGTTGTATCTCCACCACCATAGCCTTGGCTCAGCATGTCCATTACGTTCTTAGTTGTATCACCAAAAGCATTGGCATCAGCGGTGTAATCTACGGCAGTATTGTAAACTTTTGAAGCCTGATCTATGCCAGCGCGTGTTGTTGGATCCTTGGTAATTAACCCAGAAGCATACATCCAGTTTGCAATGTCTAAGGTTGCTTGATCTCCAACAATTAAACCACCTCGGAATCTACTCTTGGCTTCGCTTACTGGAACTGCGACTTGCGGTAGCAACCCACCTCTTTTAGCAGCTGGTCCACCTCGGACGATTGGTTTATTTTGCGGTGGAGATAGAAATACAGTTCTGCCATCTGTCGGATAACTGCTACTGCTTGCTCCACCCTCGCTAAGTCTTTTTTGTTCATGTTCTTTGTAGGGCAGGCCACTGGTGTCATCTAGTGAGTCTCCATTACCATCGTAATAAGGTTGCATAATTTAATCCATTCCCGTTTCTGGAACTATCGTTAAGAATGGCTCACCGTTAGGGCCATCAAGAAATCTGTCGTACCACATAGCAAAAGTTTCGTTTTCACGAACTAATCTATCAATGTTCATCTTTGCATCCACTTTAATTCTATCTTGCAATGTCTTATTTCCAGCAGCCTTGGCTTCTTGATACATTTCAGCAGCTCCCTTTTGGATGTCTAAAAACTGTCGTAATTGGACTGTCCAGTTTCCAGGAGTCTGATCTGCCATCCAAGCCTTGTTATTTAGCGCTAATGATGCAGCACGAATAGCAGTCGGTTGAACTGAACCATTTAGTTTTGGCTCCCATTCTTCGACATACCAAGTGTGATTTGCCTTAGCTTGACTTGCTACCCATGAATTAAATGAAGCATTTTGATCTGCAACGAATGGATAAGAGGTATTAGCAGAGGTCAGCTTTGGCTTGCCAATGCTAATTCCATACTTAGTAATTTGTTCATCTCTAAACTGTCGGTTACTGAAGTAATCGTTATTTCCCTTAGAAATCATAGTCTGCTCGATAGCACTCAAAGGGCTTTTATAGCGCTTGTAAATCTCTTGATTGATTAAGTACACGCGAGATGCCGGATCGAACTCTGACGGCTGGCCTTCCCTGTTTGCAAGCATGCCAAGGAACTTAACTCCAGTATCGTCTCCCATACCAGCGACCTTGTCCATTAAGTCCTTGTGTTTATCAACCATTGCCACAGAATCGACTGTGCTTAAGACACTGCCTTTATTCTTGGACATTGTCGATGCGACGATGTACCAGTCTGGATAGTCATTAATAAACTCTCCAAAAGCCTTTTCCTTGTGCTTATCTTGATATTCGCGGTAGATGTTAACCATCTTGTTAACTTCACCTTCGAATTGAGGAATAGCCGGAAGGCTGAGATTTGCTAATCCCTTGATGGTAATCATTGCAGCTGTTTCTTTGGCTACGCGCTGTTCTATGTCTGCCAAAGGCTGACGTGGCATTTCACCAGTTTCCATGCGGTGAACGTAGGTCATAAACAAATACATGTTAATTCTTGCGTACTCTGCTGAATCTACACCTGACATGAGCGCGTATGAACGTTTTGCCACAGGAGGCAAGTAGTCATACCAAAATGGATCTGCGGTGATGTTTTCGCTAGGAGCAATCTTGTCTAAGATGCTTCTTGCTGGCCAAACTTTTCCAGTAGTTGGATCGTATCCAATGTTAGGATTTCGCTTTACAAGTTCTTCAACGCTCATAATTACTGCCGGACCAGCGCCAATGGATGAAGCTACAGCCTCAAACAAAGAACCAATAAACCCAGTAGTAGTTGCTTGAACTGATCCTCCAGCCTCGCCCTCAGAGTTAAGGCGCATGCCAGGGAACATTAAGTTAAAGGAACTTGTGTTGAACTTCATGTTAGGGAACGCTCTAAGGGCATTTTGATACGCACTTTGGTCGCCAGGGAAAGCACCAATGGCATCAATCATCCACATTGGCATGTTTATAGTTAAAGTCCGGTTACCATTCTTTTTGTCGTAATCAGCATGCTGGTTGATGTAGTCATACATCCAGATGCGACGAGCAATGATTGATGGATCGTTCCAAGCAACACGCGCCCAGTTCTTAGATCCGGTAAGAGCAGCTTGGTAGAACGGCGCTATGAATGGAACGTTTCCTGGACCTTGCAGTTTACGCATTGCCGAGTACAGATACATTCTTGATTCAGCAATGGCTCTTGCGCGAGCTGCCGTATGAAGCGCATAGAAGTCTGCTTGGCTTGGTTCAAATCCAGCTTTGTACCAGTTTTGGGCAATAGTTTCAATGTGCTTGTTGTAAACAGCGCCACCAAAAGGCCACTTAACAAGGTTATCTTCCGGTATTTGTCCAATTACGCGGAATACTCGTTGACGGAAATCCTTAAACAAAGTGGCGACACTTGCATCTTGGCTTAGTGCGCGCAAGCGAGTTTGAGCCTCTAATGCACGAGCTAATTCCTCAGGAGATTTGATCTTAAATTCTTCTGGGATTCTTTCAACATCAATCTGTTCTTTGAGAAGCCACTGATCTAGCTTCTTTTCAAACTTGCTAGTTGCAGTTTCGCTGTTAATGTCCTGTAACTTAAATGCCATAGCGCGTTTGCGTTCTTCAGAAATTAAAAGATCACCAACAATAGGACTTAAGTTGAATCCTCTATCGCTAAGAATTAATCTAAGTTTTTCTGGACTTATAGTTTCTCCAGCTTTAAGTTCCAACATGTCAGCGCGCAGCTTTTCATCTGGGAAATACCTAGTAACTAAACCAAAAATGTCGTCAAAATAACGCTCGCCTATGGTTCTAGGATCGTAGTTCTTTAGATCTAGACTTAACAACTCTTCTACAGTTAGGCTATCTGGGTCTTTTAGTTGCTTTTGTAGAACCTTTAATCTATTTATAGACTCCATGCGAAGGTTATGCTCTGTAAGTATATCCTCTACGCGCTGAGGATAATAGTAATTTTCAAAGTTTCTTAGGCCAGAAGCAACGTATTCATCTTTGCTAGCTTGAACCCAAGGAACTTGGAAGTA